TCTGTGAGGGCAGGAAAGGCAACGGTTATAGGGTTTGCCGGAATAATCTTTATGTTTACTCATACTTATCCTCCGTTTTGTATACAATTTTAGGGTTTATGCCCTAAAACAATGGGGGTGAGTTTCCTTTTATGTTTCCGTATGTTCCGCTTATTTTTGGCTGTTTTTTTCACTTCCATAGTGGTATCATGACGATGGGTCAGAAATGACCTATCATCCCTGGGGGACGGGCAGTGTTCAGGTGGTGCTGCGGCACTCCCGTTCCCTTTACCTGGTGTTTACTGGTGAGTTATTACCAGTTTTGCAAAAAGACTTGAAATTATCAAAATCTTTTTGTAGTATAGTTTTCGAGAACACTTGTTTGCCCCGGAGTATGAAAGGATTGAAGCCAAATGATGAATGAAGCAGTTAGCCAAGACCAAACAACAAAGGAACAGCGTGTGGAGCGGATCACCACCCTTTTACACGAATGCAATGATATTCCCTTGCTGGACTTGATTGAAAAACTACTTATTGACCGCTTTTGACTTTGTTAAACTCTTCTAACAAGGAAGCAACAGCATTAGAAAAGTTTTTATTACTCCTCATTTTTACAACGACTTTCGTAATTAAGTCGTTGTTTTTTTCTATCTCCGTCTGAGGCCACGCAAGAATATACTCCGGCGTTGTTTTCAGCAATCTGCACATTTCTTCTATTTTGTCAGAAGGAATGTTTGTTACAATATCGTTTTCATACTTAGAAATGGTTTGTTTTGTTGTATGCAGTGCTTTTGCCATTTCCTCTTGCGTGATCCCCATTTCATTTCGCAAAGTCCGTATTCGTTTTCCTTTGGTCAAGATTTCCACCTCCCTTCAAAAATATTATAGCACAAAAAAGTAACTTTGCAAGTGAAAAAACGCTTGACAAGTTACATTATCGTAGTATAATAAAAGTGCAAAGTCACTTGACAAGTTACTTTTTGTGTCGGTGGCAATAATGAGAGAAAGGAGTTTTTTGCAATGATTGATACTAATGCTTTGCGTGGGGCTATCGTTTCGAAGGGCTTAACGCAGCAAGAAGTGGCCATTCGCATTGGCATTTCGCCAAAGACATTCTATAAGAAAATGAAAAAGGGTGTCTTTGGAAGTGACGAAATGGATATCATGATTGAATTGCTGTCACTTGAAAACCCGTCTGCAATTTTTTTTGCAAAGAAAGTCACTTGACAAGTTACTTTTAAGAAAGTTTAACAATTTGAAAGGAGATGAAGCATGAAAGCAAACGCAAGCGGCATGACCACGACTACCCACTTTTTCGGTGATGTGGAAATTGTGGTACATCGCCCGATCCTGACAGCCGAAGAACGGAAGAAAAGGGAAGCCGTTGTAAAGAATGCGCTTGTGCAATTCGGCAAGGAAATGATAAATGCAAGAAAGGAAGGTTGATATGGGAATTTTCGCACTGGTTGGCCTGATGGCGCTGTTGGTGATCCCCACGGCACTGATTGAGGGAACAGCCCAGCTTTGGGACAAGATCAAGGAAGCAGCCAGATTCCGCAGGATGCTGAAAGGTGGGTGGATGGTTTGAAAGTTTTAAGCTTGTTTGACGGCATCAGCTGCGGCATGGTGGCCTTGGAGAGGGCCGGAATACCTGTTGAACGGTATGTGGCTTATGAGATTGAGCCAAACGCAATCAAGATCAGCAAGAAGAATTATCCCATGATCGAACATTGTGGCGATGTATTCAAAGCTGACTTTACAAAATACAAGGGCTTTGATGCTGTCATCGGCGGTAGCCCCTGTACCTGGTGGAGCATAGCGCAGAAGCCTGGCACCCGTGAAAAAACAAGTAGCGGATTGGGCTGGGAACTGTTTATGCAGTTTGTAAGAGCCGTAAAGGAAAGCGAATGCAAGTATTTCCTTTACGAAAACAATGCTTCCATGTCTGATGATATAAAGCATGAAATTACAAAGCAATTGGGTGTTGAGCCGATCATGATTGATTCCGCAAGCGTTTCTGCACAAAGAAGAAAACGCCTATATTGGACAAACATTCCCGGCGTGGTTCAGCCATTACATAAGGACATCACAGTTTTTGATATTCTCGATCCTGGCGCCGATGAAATCAATTACATTGATAAAGCTGTGTTCAATGAAAAAGCGATGTGGCGTGTACAAAGCCGTGGCCCGGTTCGGGTTGGCCAAATCAATAAAGGCCGCCAGGGTGAACGGATATATTCCATCTTCGGAAAAACCGTTACGATGATGTCCGGCGTCGGGGGATTGGGAGCAAAGACTGGGCTTTATCTGATAGGAAATACCGTTCGGAAATTGACAATCATAGAAGCCGAAAGGGCGCAAACCTTATCAGATGGATACACGGAAGGTGTTCCTGTAAGCCACAGATACAAAGCGGTTGGTAACGGCTGGACTGTGGATGTGATTGCTCACATTCTCACATTCCTACCGCACACGGCCTAAAAACGGATGGGATGATAGGCGTTTCTGAACTCCAAATAAGAAAGGAGTACGGAAACATGAAAAAGGAATTCAAAAGCTTCTATAAGACGGTGGGCGGCAACGAAGGCGGCAAATGCCATTACAATACCAGGCTTGACCTGTACGGCTGCGGATGCCAGCACGATTGCAGCTATTGCTACGCAAAATCCCTGCTGAACTTCCGGGGGCTGTGGGATGCCAAAGAACCTGCGGTGGCTGACCTGGACAAAGTGGAAAAGCGGATTGAAAAGCTTGAACCCGGCAGCATCGTTCGCCTGGGCGGCATGACAGATTGCTTCCAGCCGCTGGAGGAACAAGAACGGGTAACACTTTCCACCATTGAACTGCTGAACAAATACGGCATTGGCTATCTGATCGTCACGAAATCTGACCTGATTTGTGATTATATGAGCATACTTGACAAACAGCTTGCCCATATCCAAATCAGTACCACATGGATTCCGGCAGAAAAGGCCGTTTCCACGGAAAGACGGATCAAGGCCATTGAACGGCTGGAAAAGGCCGGGTTTGATGTGGCTGTAAGGCTTTCCCCCTATGTACCGCAATTCGTGGATTTTGCCCGGCTGAACAGCATTCAGTGCCGAAAAATCCAGGTGGAATTCCTGCGTGTGAACCACTGGATCAAGAAGTGGCTGCCGCTGGATTACACAGAATACACCGTACACCATGCCGGATATGACCATCTGCCGCTTGAACGGAAGATTGAATACCTGGCACGGATCACGGGCTTTGATGAAGTTTCAGTCTGCGAAGATGTGACAGAACATTATGACTATTGGCGTGAAGCCGTAAACCACAACAAAGAAGATTGCTGCAATCTTCGGAAAATGGAGTGATGAACAATGAATGAAGCCTTTTTTATCGGCAATTTGACCAAAGACCCGGTAAGCCGGACAACCCAAAGCGGCGTGAACCTTTGCAGTTTCACCATTGCAGTGAACCGCCGCCAGGGTGGGAACAACGGGCAGCAGGAAACGGATTTTGTACAGGTGACGGCATGGCGGCAGCTTGGGGAAATCTGCTTGCGTTTCCTTTCCAAAGGCAAAAAGGTGGCCGTGGTGGGCAGCGTTTCAGCCCGTGCCTATACGGATAATGACGGCAAAGCCCGTGCCAATCTGGTGCTGACGGCAGACGAAGTGGAATTCCTTTCCCCCAGGGATGCAAAGGAAGCGGACTATATGCAGCAGGAACGGGAAGCAATTCAGAAAGAAAATGCTTTCCCCGGTGGCTTTGTGGAGGTTGACGATGATGAACTTCCTTTCCCCTGACCGCAAGGAAAACAGGCAAGCGTACCTGGAAAGCATGGATGCCCTGCGGCTACTGAAGCTACCCTGGCACAGCGTATTTTCCCATGACAAGATCAACCGCCCCGGCAAGCGCAGGGCCGGGAAATGGCAGCGATACGGAAACGGGGTGAGGAAATGAGCAAATACGGCAGCAAAAAAATCACCGTGGACGGGGAAACCTTTGACAGCATGAAGGAATACAGGCGTTTCTGTGAACTGCGGCTGATGGAAAAGGCCGGGCTGATAACCAATCTTCAGCGGCAAGTGAAATTCCTGCTGATCCCTGCCCAGTATGAGCATTACCCCCGGTTTGGGAAAAACGGAAAGCCCTTGAAGCCGGGAAAACGGCTGATTGAAAAGGAATGCGCTTATTATGCGGATTTCGTCTACACCGAAAAGGGCCAGGATGTGGTGGAGGACACAAAGGGCGTAAGAACCCCGGAATACATCATCAAACGCAAATTGATGCTGCATATTCACAGAATCAGGATTCAGGAGGTTTGACAACATGCACATGAATGTGTATCAGGCACAGGCCAGCCGGACAATCAATAAAAAATATGGCCGGGTAGGAATTGAACAGCATGCCTTGCATCTGCTGTCTGCCGAAGTGGGCGAACTGCACGGCATTTTCCAGAAAACCTATCAGGGCCATGTGGCAGACGAAGAACACATCAAAAAGGAACTGGGCGATATTCTATGGGGCATTGCCGAATTTTGCACGGCGAACGCATGGGAACTGGAAGAAATCGCCCGGATGAACATTAACAAGCTGAAAGAACGCTATCCCAACGGCTTTGAAGCGGAAAAGAGCCTGAACAGAAAGGAAGGGGATATTTGATGGCAACAAAACTGAACACAACCACTGACCTTGTAAGACGGTTTCTGATTACAAACCCCGAAACGAGGGGAAATGACAATCTTTTGATTCAGAAGGTGTTGGAAGTATTCGCCGCACATTATGGCGTTGATCTGGAAGAAGTGTCTATTGTGACATTCCTGCACGAATATGCCGGGAACGAATTCCCTGCCTTTGAAACCATCCGGCGATCCCGGCAGAAATTGCAGCAGCAATACCCGGAACTGCGGCCTGACAAAACGGTGCAGACATTCCGGGAAGAACAGGAAAAGCTGTACAGGGAGTATGCAAGGGGGGCTGTGTGATGGTTGTTTATATCGCTGGAAAAATGACCGGGTTGGAAGATAAAGGGCGTGGAAAGTTTGCCGAAGCGGAAAATGAACTGAAAAAGGCCTTTGTGGTAATTAACCCGTCAGTGCTGCCGGATAATATGCCGGGGGATCGGTATATGCCCATCTGCTTTGCCATGATTGACCAGGCCGATGCCATTGTCATGCTGGATAACTGGAAAGACAGCCCCGGTGCAAAGCTGGAAAAGGCGTATGCGGAGTATCAGGGGAAAGCGGTTTTCTATTTTCGGAAGGATGCACCCGTGTTCCCCAGCGCTTTTGATTCTATGCCGGATTTTAACTGCCGCTGTGTGACATTGAGGCCCGGACGGATGATGAATAAAACATGAAGTGCAAATTTTGTGGGGCTGAAATCCAAAGGGAAAAATCCCTTTCCCCGGCCTTCCAGGATGCAAGCTGCGGAAAATGTACGGTTCATTGCAGAACATGCGAAAAGCACAAAACGGCCTTGCTTTCCTGGCATGCTGAACCCTGCAAAAGCTGCCCGGATAACCCCTACAACAGAAAATGTGCTGGAGGAACGGATAATGAATAAATTCCAAGAATACTGCCTTGCCAAGAAAAGTGATGAATTGAAAAAGCTGATCCTGGAAAACCCTGATTTGCCCCTTGTTGTGCTTTGCGGTGATGAAGCAAATCCGGGGGATTATGGCTGGATGTTCTGTTCGTCCATTCGCTTTGGGATCGAAGAAATCCTGGAATGCGATTATTCGGACTATAACGAATGCGTTTTTACAGACCGTGAATATCTGGCAGAAGTTGTGGCAGATAGGCTTATTGGCGAATACGAAGACAGACCAGAAGAAGAATTTGACGCAGCCGTTGAAGAAAAACTGTCTGAACTTGAACCGTACTGGAAGAAGGTTATTGCCATTTACGCTGATAACTGAAAGGGGGAATATCTGTGACCAAATTGTATTGCAGCTACCACAACTGTATTCATCGGGATTTTTCAAGCGGCTTATGCTTGCTGGAAGCGGCATCAGTTGAACAAATTGAATGCGGCGATTGTTACGAACCTGTAAGTGAACAAGCGGACTATCAAACGGAATACTGGATTCATTGCCAGGATAAAGCCCAGGGCACTCATTACAAGGTAAAGCAGAAGGGAAAACGATTTGAAGCCGAAGGGCTTGTGCTTTATACGCATGACAAGCTGCCCCCGGAATCTGAATGGGAAAACCCGAAATGGCGAATTTCTGTAACGGAAGAAAAGACCGGGATGCTGTTTTCACTACATAAAGCGTTTTATCCAGAAAGCCGTAAAGTGATTGATGAATACATCAAAAATGCTGCTCCTCTTTCTGGGCTGGAAGAAAGGACGGCTGCGGAATGGGAGTAAATATTGAATTCAGCAAATGTGCTGAACAGGCAGATAATATCATTAACGCCCTGCGTGAAAAGGCACAGAGAAGGTGCAGTGTGGAAATTTCCAAAGCCAACGCCTATTGCACTGGTTACACTGAAGCACTTTTGGATATTCAGGAAGCAATCTTGAAATATAGAATGGTTAACAAGGAAGAAGGTGTGCAGGGTGAAACCGCCTGAACCGCCCCAAATGTTCCTTTGGCTGTGCTGGTTTCAGTATGAAGATTGGTGCGTATATGTGACCGCCCCGACACGGGGGAAAGCAAAATCCATGGTATTTTCCTATTTCAATGATATTTGCTTTATGAATTTCACGGATATACACGCCATCAAAAAGAAAGCTGCGGATGGCTACCCGGAAAAAGTGTATGACGAAGATTGCCCGGAACTTGAAGAACTTGGCTTTCACTTTATGACAGAAGAAGAAATGGAGGAAGCGGCATGGTATTGAAAAAATTCTGTAAATACCAGGGCGAAAGCGTGGGAAAGAACACGGCCCTGGTGCGGTGCAAAAGGGATGGTTCTATCCGTAAAATCGGCAAAAGCTGCGGTACGATCTGCCCCCATTACCGGGAACGGCTGTGGCAGAAAATGAAAAGGCGGTGGCGTGGATGGTGAAAAAGATGCATCCGCTTGAAAAATGCGAACAATGCCCCGACTTCATTTTTGAAGATGTGCAAGCCTACATCCAGCGGCTTGAAGCACAAGTGCCGAAGTGGATCAGCGTGGAGGACAGGCTGCCGGAAGAACCGTGCTCTGTGCTTGTGGTTCTGTGTGGCAGTGCCGTGTGTGTTGTGTGGTATAACGGCCACGGGTGGTTTGAAACTGGTTCTGGAATACGATTTAGCGCAGAGAATGGAGTCACCCATTGGATGCCGCTGCCCGAACCGCCGAAGGAAGAAACATGACCTACCCTGACTGCTACGGCAAGCTGGCGTTGAAAGAGCCGGAAACCATGCGAAAACGGGGCTGCGTAAAATGCCCGGACTGGAACAGTTGCCTTTCCGTCACCTGGCTTACCAAAGGGAAAGGCCCGGAAGCATGGCTGGCTGAACGAAAAAAGGAGAAGGAGAAAAACCATGAAGAAAATTCCCACCCTGTTTGAACGGCAATACAAAAATCATAAGGTGGTAGGCATTGCAAACATTGTAACCCCCGGCATGGAATGGGTGCTGGAGGGGCAGGGCGTGGCTACCGTGAAATATGACGGAAGCTGCTGTGCCATTATCAACGGCGAATTATACAAGCGGTATGATGCCAAGCATGGCAAGAAACCGCCTGAAGGGGCTATCCCCTGCTGTGATCCTGACCCGGTAACGGGCCATCATCCCCATTGGGTGAAGGTGGATGCAAAGAACCCGGATGATAAATGGTTTATCAAAGCCTTTGAAAACACGATGATGCATAGCCCTTTCAGCATCATTGACACCCCCGTTCCCGTCACCTATGAAGCGTTAGGGCCGCATTTCCAGGGCAACCCCTACAAGCTGCCGTATGACAGGCTGATGCTGCATGGCAATGCGGAAATTTATGTGGGCCGCAGCTTTGAAGAAATCTTTGAATTCCTGCGGCAAACCCCCATTGAAGGGCTTGTTTTCTGGAAAGACGGCGAACCCATGTGCAAGATCAAGCGCAGTGATTTCGGCTTTGAATGGCCCGTGAAGGAGGAAAAAGCGTGAAAAAAACTGTTGATAAAATGACTATGGATGAAGTGCTTATTGAACAGGTAATGACAGCATTTAGCCGTATTTTATCAAAAGCGAAAAACTATTACACAAAGGCCCAAGCAGCCGAAACAATGGTTTACCATTCACTTGGTGATATGTGTATTGATGCGGATGAAGTGCTTACAGAAGCTGAAAATGCAACAAACCTTACCGAAGCCATTGCGTGCTACCTCTGTTATGACGAATACAGCCACGAAGAGATCATGAAAGAAGTACGGAAAGCGTACACGATGAAAGGAGAATGACCATGATTTACAGGGGAAAATGCATTGATGATGGTGCTTGGGTTGAAGGATGGTACAGCCAGGAAGCATTTGGCGCATGGCCTTTGAGGGATGCAATCACCCCAATCATTGATGCACATGAAGGTTATTTGCACCGTGAGGAAATAAACATTGACACCCTGGGGAGATACACCGGGAAAGACGATAAGAACGGCACGAAAATCTTTGAAGGTGATCTGGTGCAAGCGGTGCTGCCCAGGAGCAGGGCACAGAATGGCTTTGTGTGGCCGTTGATGCCCGTGGTATTCCGTGACGGCATTTTCGGCTTGCTGACGGCCCGTGATGAAGTTGTGCCGTTTACGGCCTTTGCCCCGGCTGTGACGCTGGAGGTAAAGGGCAATATCCACGATCACCCGGAAATGCTGAAAGGAGAAAAAGCAAATGAATGATGAAAAGGAATGGTTGGTTTCAGATGAAACCTGTAAAGGCTGCCGATATTACGGCTATTTTTACCCATCCGGCAGGGTGAAGGCTTGCCTGTACAGCGTATACGAAAAAGGAGTAAGAACAGAAAAGCCCAAGGATTGCACCCACAAAAAGCTTGGCAAGCTGCCGGAATATGAAGATGAACTGCGCAAGCACAGACAACACCCCAGCAAAAAGGAAGGTGCATAACCCATGGTGGATGTGAAATGGATCAAGCTGGCCACGGGCTTGCCGGATAACCGCAAAATAAAGCAGATTCGCCGCTTGCCGGAAGGGGACACCATTGCATTGATGTGGGTTTTCCTCATGTGCCTGGCCGGGGCTACCAATGATGAAGGCATGGTATATTTCACCCCGGAAATCCCCTTCACGGATGAAATGCTGGCTGACCAATTCGATATTGATATTAACACAATTCGCCTGGGCTTGGCTACATTTCAGAAATTCGGCATGATCCAGGTGGTGGATGATATTATCTGCCTTTCCCATTGGGAGAAGTGGCAAGCGGTGGACGGGCTTTCCCTGATCCGGGAGCAAACCAGGAAAAGAGTAGCAAAACACAGGGAAAAACAACGCCTTGCAGCAGGTAACGCCACTGTAACGGCATGTAACGCTACAGTAACGGACGGTAACGCAACAGATATAGATATAGATAAAGATAAAGAAGAAGATAAGAATAAAGAAATATATACTGCTGTTGTGGATTACCTGAACCAAAAAGCAGGAACAAAATACCGCCCCACTTCAGCCAAAACAAAAGCGGCTATTCATGCACGGCTTGCGGAAAATTTCAAGCTGGAGGATTTCCAAACCGTGATTGACAAGAAATGCGCTGAATGGATCGGCACGGAATGGGCAAAGTTTCTGCGGCCCGAAACGCTGTTTGGCACAAAATTTGAAGGCTATCTGAATGCCCCGATCAAAGGAGGAAACCGGAATGCAAGGAATACAGAACCTGATACCGCCACAAATAATGTCGGAATATGGATCTGAACAGCCCATGAGCCGGGAGGAATACGAACAATTCAAGGTGGACAGCTACAACGAAACGGAAGGCAATTTGCACGAAAAAGACGGCTATGAATGTGCTTTGTGCAAAAACCGGGGTTATATTGCCAAGCTGGAACACAGCCCCATATACGGCTATGGTATCGAAGTGCTGGCAAAATGCAAATGCCACAAGGCCAGGAATGCCCTGGCACGGCTGAACCGCTCCGGCCTGGGCAATGTGGTGCAAAAGTACACCTTTGAAAAATACCAAACCCCGGCAGAATGGCACAAGCAAATCAAAGAAGCGGCCCAGCGCTTTTGTGAAGGTGGGGCAAGCTGTTTCTTCATCGGTGGGCAAAGTGGAGCCGGGAAAACCCATATTTGCACCGCTATGACCGTGCAATTCATCCGGCAGAACAAGGATGCAAAATACATGGTATGGCCGGAAGAACTGCCCAAAATCAATGCCGTGGTGAATGATCCGGCAGCCTATGAAGCCAAGATGGGCGAACTGAAAAACACGGATGTGCTGTACATAGATGATCTTTTCAAGCACGGCAAGGATGAAATGGGCCGTATAAAAGACCCCACGGCGGCAGAGGTTCACCGGGCTTTTGAAATCATCAATGCCCGGTACAATAACCCGGACAAAATCACCATCATTTCCAGCGAAAGAACGCTTTTTGAACTGCACGAAATAGATGCTGCCATTGCCGGACGCATTGCAGAAATGAGCAAGGAAAAGGGCTTTTGCTTCAATCTGCGGCCCGACAATCAAAAGAACTGGCGCATGCAGGGCCTTGTGGAATTGTAAAGGGGGCGAGGTATTGAGCAAAGCAAAAGAATATTTGGAAAAAATAAAGGAATATGACGATAAAATAAATGAAGGGCTGGAGGATTTGGCCGACCTGGAAGCCTTTTTGCTGAAATTAACCCAGGAATTGAAAATGGATGTGGTTACATCCAGCGGCAATAAGGATAAACTGGGCGATACCATGGCAAAAATTCTTGATCTGCGCACAGACCTGAACGCCTGGACGGATGCTTTTATTGATCTGAAACAGGAAGCCCTTACCCTGTTGTTCGGATTGGTAAACACCGAAAAGAAACCCTATTTCAAAGTATTAAATATGCGGTATGTGCGCTATAAATCCTGGGGCGATATAGCCAAAGAAATGAATTACAGCGAAAGGCAGATACACAATATTCACGGAAACGCCCTGGTTGCCTTTGGAAAGCTGCTGGAGGAACAATAAAAGCCGGGGATCATTCCCCGGCCATTTCCTTTTTCATTTGTTCACGGACGGCCTTCGCTTTGTCCAGGGCCAATTTTATATCTGCCATTGCATCCCTGGACATGATGAAGTATTTTTGCAATTCCAAACGGTCAAAAGCATTTTCAAAATCAATGTACTGATCGTTGACAAAAAGCGGAATTTGCTTCTGGTGGATGGTTTCAAGGATTTTCTTTAATTTGTTCAGATTCTTGGAAAGATGATGCAGCGCAATCACATGCAGGGAATCCCCCGGCTTCATGCTGTCCAGCAGACCGGGAAGCAATTCATTTTCCCCCTGATCCACAATCACTTCTTCTGCCCCCTGCTTCATCAGGTATTGGCAAAAGTATGCTGTTTCCGGTGTTCTGACGCAAACATACCCCTTTTTCATAGCTGTTTCCCTTTCTGCTGTTATTTCAGCTCTACCCTTTCTTCAGTAAGCTTGAAAACCCTGGGCGGCGCTGGCACGGGCAGCAGATCATCTCCAACCGCTTCCACACAATCAATAATAAAGCGGTTCAGGCTGCGGCCTTTTTCCTGCGCTACTTTTTGCCATTCTTCCTTTGTTCCCTCCGGAACGGTCAAATAAATTCTGTCCAGCTTTTCCATGTGTTTCAAAATGTGCTTTTTGTTCTTTTCGTAATTCACCACGGCAAAAACCCCCTTTTTTTCTTTACCTGATTATATCACAAAACAATCTATAACGGTATAGACAAATTGGTAAAAAACTTTCCCGTTTTATCCATTCCATACTATAGCGTTATAGATTATAATAAACATGTAAAGAGGAACGGAAAGCGGCAAGGCGCTTGCGCCGCTCAAACGGCCAGAGGGAAAGCACCCCGGCCCGGCGAGTTGCCCGGACAATAGCTTGTGTGTGAAGTAAACCCGGAACAAAACGACAAGGAAAGAAAGGAAGTAAAAACAATGAAAAAATATCAGCTAATACCCAAGAATGGAAAGGGTGCAAAGTGGTTCATGAATGCAAACCAACTCTTTACCGGAAACTTCGTAAAAGCATATTCTAAGGACGGATACGAAACCTTGGTTGATATCCGAAACTATTACATCGTTAAGCAGTGAAGAAAAGTAGCCACGACAGAAAGGAATAGTTATGAAGTGTTTTTATTATAAGTGGATTAACAAAAAGAACGGGAATATTGTTCTTGTAAACTTCGGATGGGCTGAAAGTTTTGATGCTATTAAAAAAATATATAACTCTAAATTTATCGAATGCATAGAGATTGACAAGAAAGAGTTTGAACAACTTCGTAATAATTCATAACCACCACCAGCCCAGCGGCCAAGCCCGGCAGAAAGGGAAACACCATGAAGAAATACACAGCAAAAGCCCTGATCCTGATAGAAGGAAAGGAAATGGAAATCACCATTTACAGCCATTACGAAAGCAAAGAAGAAGCACAAGACGGCATCAAGCGTTTTTCGTCACATGGTTACAACATTGTAAAGACTTGGATAGAATAAACAGCCGGGGGATCACCCCCCCGGCACAGCAGGAAGGGGAAAACAAATGTTGATCGAAATTGCAAGGATTTTCACTTTTGCCACCCGGAACAGACGGGATATTGTGCGGCGGCTGATGGGCTGCTGTGATTCCTTCAAG